CCTTTTCTAGACGTCTGTCCCAAATTGGATCGGTGAATGGTTCAGATTCTATCTTAGAAGGAGGAGCAAACTTTAGAGCAATTTTAAGTCTATTGTTTTCAGATCCGTAATAATACGCTTGAACGTATTTACCACAATACTTTTCAAGTTGTTCAAGTAGTGAATATTCGTTCAGAACATTTTCAACGTCAAACTTGATTGAACGGAAGGTCATTGTACTGTCCAAAGTACAGAGTTCAATTTGAGGATCAATCCTCGCTTCTAAGCATTCTGCAAAAGATGATTTAATATTTCTCTTAAGAGCAGCATCCATCAAAAGAGAGTTCAAGTAGATTGAAAACTCTATTTTACCTTGTTGGTTTCGTAGTTGTATGAGTTCTCTAATATCTTGATCAGAGAGAATAGGAGTCATTTTGTATACATTAATCCGTTCTGCTTAAATGTCTTCCATTTTATCGCCTAATTGTGCGCTTACGTCTATGTCTTCGCTTACGTGTTTTAAGTCCCTTACCAAACTTTTCTTTAGTTGCCTCGTAATCAACTGCACCTGGCATTGCTTTTAGTTCTCCCATAGCAATATCCTTAGCATTCTTAGCAGGTTGTTTCTTGATTGATTCCATAAGATTCATAAACTCTGTATCTTCGTGAAAATTGTCTGGTTCGTATACTACATTTGTAATAGTCATATATGGTTGTGGATATGGTTTTTTTGGATCTGTAGATTCAATAACTATACGAAACGTTTCAGTTCCTTCAGGATATCCTGGAACAAAAATAGGGTTTTTAGAAATAATACGTATATGATATATTTGTCTGTTATATTTGTTTGTTAGATAGTATTGATTACCTACCACTAGATCTTCAACATTCACTCTTTTACCGGCACCTGGAGGTAGTCTATTCATTTATATAACTAACCTAGAAAACTTAGGAGAAAGACGTTAAGCAAATGTGATACAACTACAGCAGCAGCTCCTAACGCACCTGCTCCTTGCCAAGAGACAACTCCTCCAGAAGTATATGCATTTGGAATGTATCGAAGCAACAAATCACGGGGAGCCGACATAGACAAAGCAACAGTAGCCAAAAAGAAGGAAATATACAATGTCAAATTAGCCCACATTAATCGCATCATCGGGAGACTTGGCTTAAAAGAAGGGGCCATATGGGTTCTCTGAATGTGATCGGAACCAGATACACCTGCCATTGGAGGCATTGACTGAGGCATCTGAGGAGAAGGGAGGAGGGCGTCAAGTGAAGTTTGGTCGTCCATTGTTTATGAAGGAGACGGGATTTCACACGTTGCATCTTCCACGCGGTATTTGTAGCACTTTCCATCTACCTTTACAGTTTTTGAATCTATGTCTTCCAGAGGAACACCTAAAATACGGTAAGTTGCATAGTTACGATGGAACAGCAATACCGAAATACCCAACCCGATAACAAATGAAAAGAAGGGACCTGCATTTTCAATTGCTCGTGTGATGTTAATCATTACTTCTTGTTGAGACTTGCGAGTAGATTGAAGGAGTCGGCTTCGACTCCACATGGAACTTCAATGGCATTTGTTCGAACACACCCTGTATCTGTATGAAAGACATCATGATCATGCGGTGTAGGGACGGCGACCTCTTTTCGAGTAGGAGGAATGATAATACATGCAATCAACATACCTACGATGACTCCCGCTGAGATCCACGTGAGATGAAACATTACTCTTAAGTAGGAACAACTTTTGGAGCAGAAGCCTTGACATCCCTGTACTTAAAATACGCTAATGCAATAGGAGTAAGCAACAAACCTGAATAAGGAACAACAATCGAAATAGCTGTCAAAATATAGGCAGTAATGGTGTTTCCTGTAATAATCAATAAATGATAGGTGACTGCGATACTGAAAACCCAAAGCATTGTTAACATAAACTGGCCTACGTATCCAAGTGCACCTAAGATTGTACTTGAAGGTGTTAATCCTGACAAATCAGGTGCTGCAAACTCAGGTTTCTTACCTGCTACAACCTTTTGCCCATCTGGAATTGCGACTGTTTGAGAACGTCCAGTTGCTTCATCTTTATAAGTTAAGGTCAATCGACGTCCTGTAATAATGTTAGCAGAAGACTGTTTCTCAGCTACTTTTCGTTGAAGTAAACTGGACTCAAACTGATTTTTATTGAAATTAATACATTTCTCATCTGAAGCAGAACCACAAATTTCAGTTGCCTTTTTCTTGATTTCAGCCTTCTCATCATCTGTTAATACAACCTCTTTGTCACCTGATAGTAAATCAAGAGCTGGCACAAGTGTATTATCTGCTACCAGATCTAGATATCCTTTTTTGGCCTTCTCTTGCATTGATTTTGTAATGTCGGTTGTGGCGTTTTCATCACCCCACGTAGCTTGTTGGATTACAATACTCATTGTTAGTTAGCAAACACGAAATTCGCAAGACCACTAACGATTCTCAAGAAGTTAATAGACTCAACGTAGACTCCTAAATTGTAGGTATACTCAAAAATAACGCTGTCTCCGTTTGTATTGCGAACTACTGTTACGATCGTATCAGGGGGATACAATAAAGTTCCATCTGGATTTGTTAAAGCTCTCTGAGCAGCTGTGACAATCACTGGATTGGGTGAAAATACTGTAGATTTCAAAACACAAACGGTTTGTTGTGATGCAACACCTGCAGCAGTGGGCAGAGGTTGTTGTAATGTCAAACGCAAGGTTACTTTGTTAAACATGCTTCCATTAATCGCACCACTGGGTTGATATAAATCATTGTTCAGTGCAAATGAATACATGTAGACTCCTGGAATCTCAGGCGCATTTCCAGTTGTGTGTTTATACATCTGTATCAATGAGAAGTAAGAACTAGGTTTGACAGAGAATCTTTCTTTACCATCCAAGAGAAGCTGACCTTGTGTTAATGCATCACGAGGATATACGGATGTGATTTGTAACTGACCACTTGAATACAAATACGTTTGTGTTTGAGTTGAGTTTGTAACAGAAGAATAGATGTCATTAGCAGTCCCAACGGTTGTAAATGGAGCTCTTTTTGGATTATCCCAGTTCGTATAGTTATCCCAATCATTGGTCAAAATCTTATCAGATCTCTGAGCAGACCATACAATACGAGTGACCAAATTAAAGAATGGAATTTCAATGTCTGAGTTTCCACCATACTGACCTGGATTATTAACAAATGTCACAGTCTTCACTAGGAATGTCTGATCTGCAGTTGCAAGTTGAGCCATTTCCATCTCAGTTAAATAAATGAAGTTTCCTTCCAAATAGGGATCTGGGAAAAAGGTTGTTAATGTAGGATTGGTTTGTGTTCCAGTTAAGGTAGGTGGAGACAAAAAACGTCCAATTGAATTGTCAGGTGTAGAAGAACGAACACGCTCACCATAGCTTGAAGACAATGGATTGACATCTATGATCGTATACAACTCATTCAAAGGACGAAATGTAACGTTGATTGCAACATCGGAATTCTGCATAGAAACCAACGGAAGAGCCATACCTGGATTCTCACAGAACCAAAAGTGAAGAGGAATCACTAATTGCCTTGAACGAATTGAAGGCTCTGGAGTCTTAGTATTAGGAATTCCACCTGGAAAGTTCAAAGGTGTAATTGCATGAGGATACTGGTTGATTCGATCAAAAGCATTTGCAGGATCATAGAGTTCGGGAACATTTCCTACCATTTCATCTACAAGTTTTCGCTTGTTAGGATCGTGAGTCAGGTATGAATAAAACTTGAGCCATTCACCTGATAGACGTTGAAGAACCTGTCCGTTTGCAGTGATCTCTACGTTGTCAATCAAGTTATATCCAATGTTATCAATCCATTTGAACTCGTATCCAATTGAGTTTGAACGAGGGTCATAATTAGAAGGCGGGGCATTTGTTGTTCCTAAATAAGACAATGGTGACCAAATATCAGGTAGAGTCAAAACCAAATAAGTGTCATGTATCATCTGTGCGTAGCGATCAATCCGACACGAAATTGTTCGTTTAGTGGTTTGAGCAAACTCCAAGTTAGAGCTGCTAAATGTCATTCGGATTGATTCCATGGCAAAGTTAGTGTGTCTGCGATAAACTGCCCGAAAATGCGTCATAGACGGATTTCCATTAATCAATTCATTCTGGGCTCCAATTGCGACAAGTTGAAGTAGACCTCCCGGCATATTGTGTTAGTATGAGATTAGACTAAATAGGTCGTAGTCGCAGTATTTACTGGGACACAACAATCTGATGAATAGGTTCTTCCTAATACCGCTGGACCCACTGTGTTGATACCTACACCACCAACGAATCGAGTGTATTGTTGAGCCTCATTTGCAAGAACACCAACATACATAGTATTAGTACGTCGCTTCTGTGGTGGAGGAGCCACAGCTAATGATCTAGCAATAATCTTACGTTTCTGATTCGTCAGGTAATCTTGAGCTGAGTTGACTTGCATTTGTGATTTACGGAGAGAAAAGACTATCAGTATAATGAGATTTGTCCTTATTAGCACTCACGTAGACCAGACTACAGGATATTCAAAAGTAGTCTATAACCTTCTTGGTCAACTATCTACACTTGCTCCTCAAGTGAAAACCTATCACTTTGGATTTCAAAGACATCCATCACACTCAAATCTTCGAACAGTTCCTAAAGGAGTGATCTCTTACGACGCAGCTGCCAATGAAGATCCAAAGGAAGATGGATTTGGATTTAATAAGATTAATGAGTATTTGGAGATGGTCAATCCTGATGTCGTGATGATCTATAATGATCCCTTGATTATTCACAAGTTCATTGAATCTATGAAATATGACAAGGAGAAATCAACCTATAAGCTTTGGTTGTATATCGACCAAGTCTATGAAGGTATTGTGCCTCCACTAATTGAAAGTATGAACAAACATGCACATCGTATTTATTGCTTTACACCCTACTGGAAGGACATTTATGCTAAATATGCTGAGTTTCCAGATATTCGAGTTCTTGAGAATGCAGTAGATACAACCTTGTTTTCTAAGATTCCAGATGGAGTCCGTAATGCAGTTCGAACTTCAATGGGTCTTCCATCGGATGCAGTCTTAATGATCAATGTAAATCGCAATAGTCATCGCAAGAGACATGATCTATCAGTGATGGGATTTGCTGAACTGATTACTCGTGATCCAAAGAAGCCTTATTATTACATGGTAGTCACAGGTCTCAATGCACAACAAGGTGCCTATCACGATATCAATCGTATTTTCACAATGGAACTTCAACGACGTGGTCTTAACCCTTCTGACTATGCAAAACGATTGATGTTGGTAGATACAGCTTCAAAACCTCTTCCTGATTCAGCAATCAATGAACTCTATAACGCATCAGACATAGGTGTGAACACTTCAGATGGTGAAGGATTCGGACTCTGTCAGATTGAACACTTATATACTGGAGCTCCTCAGCTTGTGACTGATATTGGAACCTATCGATCATTTATGGATGAATCCGTTTGTGGATTTGTCAAACCAGGAGAACGCATCTATTTCTCCGGAACAATGCCTCTTGGATCATGGGCACCTAACTTCAGTTACGTTGATATTGCAAATACAATGCAAACTATGATTGATACTCTTCCAGATCTCAAGAAAGCAGCTTCAAACTACAAGTTCAAGACTTGGAAAGAAGTGTGTGCTTCATGGTTGGAGGATGTTAAGTCAGAAATCGTATCGAAGTAGGTGAAACTAACTCACCCATTCTCAGTAAACGTTCATTATCATCCCATGCAGGTCCATCAAAGACTTCCTTTGAATCAGGATCAATGATCAGCGAAATTCCTTTGACTAATACCTTTTGAAGACGACGATGTTTCTTAGAGATATTTCGCAAAACGGTTGCATCGGTATCTTCATTTTTGATATTGGGTCTGAACGCTAAATCTTCTCCAGTTGAAGTTGAATCAAAACGCATACAAGAAACCACTGGACGCTCACGAGCATGAAGCTTTCGGTGAATTTCACAATCAATCGCAGATTCTTTTAACAATAACGACATGCGCTGTCCAATGCGTTCCTTTTCGAAAGCTGTTTCGTAAAGGTATTCATCTGTAGACATGAACGTTTCAACTGGGTCTCCTTCATATCGTTTGATCACCATATCATTACGACGAATCGCAACAATGTTAGGATATTCAGCGGATTTCATCTGATTCTCCGTAAATACAGAGAGATAGAAACTGACCTTGACCGTTCGTTCTTCCAAAGGCAGGGTTGCATGAGAGCAAATACGAATTGCACGACCTATAACTTGATCATGACGTGCTGGAGTCCAATGTGGTTCCATAATATGAACATGTCTCACGTTATTCAAGGTAATACCTTCTGCACCTGACGCTGAGGCCATCAATAATTGAAGAATCTTCTTGGGTCGCTTATCAACACTTTCTTTGAGTGAAGCAGGAAAGTTCTTGGAATAAACGCCATTGAAAATCTGACGTGTCAAGTCTCGCTCTTCAGCCTTCTCTTCACCCGTGTAAAACGTATAGGCAGGTCGATCATCCAACATCTCAGGATCTTCTACCCATTGATTACCTTGACGGGTAAGTTTATAAGGCTGCCATCCTGCTGTATCTAACACTGCAGACAAAATACCCAAACCTTCCAATGAACGATATTGAGAATACACGAACTGATTCTTTCCAATTGATGCTTTGATATTTGTCAAAATTTTTAGCATCTTAGGACTGAAAGTTTCCAATGCTTTCTCGGACAAATAACGTTGAGGAGAAGCTTTAAGTTTCTTGATAACTAAATCCGCATCTTCCTTTTCAGGTTTCTTTTTCTCGGAAGGAGTTTCACCAGAAGGTTCCTTGATAGCTAATTCAGGGGGAAGTGCATAGTCACAAACAAGACGAGTAGGAACACGAAAGGTGCTCAAATCTTCATCCAATTTATTACGTCCTCGTCTTGAATCAATCTTCATTTCAATCCAACGCACTTCAAGATACCGTATGAATTGCTCATCGGACATAGGGACTTTTTCAAGTGTTTTGTCCATGTCAATTCTTCGTGGAAGTAATCGTTCATCGGCACCTTTGAAATAGGAAACTAAGCCTTGAATACGTCTTCTAAACATCATGGGATTTTTGATATTCAAACCATCCAGAAACAACCCTGCAAACTCTTCGTAATCGGTTGGAAGACATTGTAGTTGTTCAGTGGTCACACGCTCAACTGCGATTTCACCTCCTCCTACATCGGTCTCTACTTTTGATTTGATCGATGCAACCCAATCCGAAGGCTGAGCAATAAACGGTAAATCCTTCATGTACTGAACAGCCACTCTGTCTCCATCTCCATTGTAGGTTGAACGAAACTGAGGAGGATTTCGAGTAATCATCACATACTTCTTCAACGCATTGAACTCAATCGTATCCACTTCAGGTATTGCACGGAACGCTTTAGTGATTCGTTCTTCGTCCCAAGTTGGAATTGTCTTGAAAGGTAAAGTGATTCGTTCAATCGGTCCTCTAAGAAGATTCATCATATACGAGATTTCATTAGGTGAGTTAATGATTGGAGTTCCAGATAACAATACAATCTTACATCGTTTTGCATTGTAGAGTTTTTCGTAGAGTTTTCCAGTAATGAGTGATTCGTTAATTACTCTTGAAATCAAGTTATGTGCTTCATCCACGATTACAACTGAATCATCATACATTCCATCTTTAATGTATTCATCAATGTTGGAGGTTGAAAGACCATTGTAACGGATAAAGTTGAAACGCTGTTCAAGAACGTCCTTAATTTGCTCACGAATTGCCTTTTTGTCTTGAACTGAAAAGCTCTCAAAGTTGGGTGTCTGACTTGGGGTCGTAATGAAAATCTGATTATGTTTATCCATAAACTTATCTGAAATACCCAGTCTCTTTCCTTCAGCTCGGACTTCATCGTTTAATGTACGTGTAGTCCAGTGATTTTCTACTGCATAGATTGGGTCACCGCATTTCTGAAGTTCTTCACGAAAGTTTGGCTCTAGTGATGCAGGCAACATCACATACACTTTGCTAGTGCTCAATAAGGACTCGGCAACTGCAATGGATGAACATGTTTTACCTGAACCTAAGCCGTGATAGACCAACACACCTCGATAGGGTGTTTCAATCTTCAAGTAGTCACGAATAATCCTTTGATACGGGAACAATTCTCGTCCAGTTCCCGTTCGTTGCAAACAGAGGTCAATATTCTTATCTTCTTCGTCTAATGGGTCTTTGTCCTTAGATCTGTAATCAGACTTAATAAACATTCGTGTGATCGCATCTGAAAAGGCCTTTCGGTTAGGAAGGACAAATGCCTTTGAAGCCATCATTATATTGATGCGCGTTGAAAAAAATATAAGCGTTCAGCATAATGAGACGTTGGGCTCCATATCCTCCTCCAAGAGCACTACCTCCACCACCTCCAGTACCTGAAGGCTATCTTTTGATAGACCCTTTACCAGAACCTCCTAGAGATATGGGTGCTCTAGTTAATATTTCACGATTAGAAGTTGGGAAAACCTATGTTCTTTCTGGAATCCTAGAAAGTTCCATACGATACCAATATGTAACTGTTAGAGGTAAAGCTAGAGTTATTGCACACCGATATGCACTTGATCTAGACATGTTAAATAGGAATAAAAGGTTTATCGCACGTCGCTCAGTTCGATTGTTAGACAACCAAGATTATACTGTCTTTTACAGACTCACAACTGATGCACTTTCAAAAGCAATTGAGAAAAAGGCAAGTCGTATAGCGTTTGATAAAGAGTACGAGGAAAAGACAAAACAGGATTCTGCTCCAGGAACGGGTCCAGCAGATCTTATTCGTGAATATGCAGGTCTTCAACCACCTAAAGGTTCAGGACGTAAGACGCGAAGAAGACGCAAGAGTTCAAGACGAAACCGATAAACTTTTTACGCTGCTTGATACAATGGATTTAACCCGACGAAACCATCGTATGTGGATGGTGACTATCTATCTCTTTTTAATGGCTACATTCCTCTATTTGAAACCGTCCGTCGCCTTTGGGCGTGAAGGAAGGATTCGTCCATTTGGAGCAACGGATCGTGAAGCCACTGTATTTCCTTTGTGGTGGTGGGTCTTTGTGATTAGTGTAGTTGCGTATTGTATTACGGTCTATTTAGCCGGATTTAGATTTACATCCTAGTGCGTCGCAGGTAGTTATAGTAACAAGCAACTTCAGGGATATAAATATGACTGACTTTGTTCTTGGTATAAATGTCCTCAATAAAGAGTCCATCTGCCTTGTAGTCATCTTCTTTCCAAGTTCCGCACATATAGAATGGAACAATGTACTGAGCTGTATCAATTCTTTGTAATCTCGGTGTGTCTCCTTTGAAGATATCACCTGGTGTTCCTACGAACTCATCCCAACGTTGTTGGTCAAAGGTATAGAAATATCCAATGTTCAAGCGTGGAACTATCTCCCAAAAATTAGGATGAATAATGTTATCATCATCTAAAAAATAGATAAGACCTGACTTTACCTGATCTAATGCACCATTCCGTTGAGGGTTTCCAGAAATTCCACCTGAAACTCCAAACTCAGTAATCTTCGGATGATTAAAGACTTCCTTGAAAACACCATTCGTATGTGTAGTATCATGAACAATCAACCATCGGTTCACATGGGTGAAGTTAATTGAATTAAAAAGGTGTGGAAGATTGTTTGGACGACAACAAGGTGTAATAATGGTAAGCATTATGTATCTCTACACTGGATGTTTAGATAGTTTCAAAAGTCTCGATGACAGATCTCAGTTCTTCAATCATACGTTTTCTCTGAACGTGATGTGGTCTTACAAGATGATCACATTCTTCAAAACTCTTCCATGCAATTGCTGAGATCTCTCTGCGTTGCATTGGAGTGAATCTCTGAGTGAGATTTACCATCTCAGGTTGTTTCAATAATCCTACAAAATACACGTGGCGATACGTAATTCCATTCAGTCCTTCAAAGGTCTCCTCTAATCGAATATTCTTCAAAACTACATAGGCATCTCGTGAAATATTTGTCTCTTCCCAGAACTCTCGGATCGCACAATCTACATCGGATTCTCCTCGTATTCTACGTCCCTTTGGAAATCCCCATTCTGGTTCATAATATTTAGATGGAAACTCGGCAACTAGTTCTTTCAAATTTAGCTTGTCATATTTGATTTGTGATTGTGCATAGTCGTTTCCACTGTTATCGTCTCCCCACGCAACCCTCCAGGCCATATCAAAGGGTAGACACGCAATTGTAGCCTGTTCTGCAATGGTCATATTTCCAATTAACTTTCCAATATAGTCCTTGTCATCTATATCATACTTTCCACGCATAAACTCTGCGAAACTCATACTATCTTTTCGTCGTATCATGATCAGCCTAGTATCTGGCGGTTTTATTGGAAGAGACGGAGTATCAACTAAAATTATTCCACAGGACAACACTGGATCATTACATGATCTAAATAGATGACCTTTGGCTCCGCAGTTGTTACAATACATTAACATTTGTGCTTTTGGAGGTAGACCTATTCGTTTTTCCATTGTGTCTTAAGACACTTTCCTTTGTAAGTGATACATAAATGGGATTGTTCTCCTCAAAACCAACAACCCCCACTTCGTCTCTCTTGAATGCATCGACTCAGACAACACCTTCATTGGCTTCGTCTGTGAACTCTGCAGGCTCTGGGTTTAATTCAATGAGTTGGTGGGCTAAAGGTCTTGTAGTTCTTGTAGGCGTTGGATTGATTATCTTTTCAGCTATTTTGATCTATAATGCAGTCGCCGCAGCTAATGGAAAACCTGGAGTAAGTGTCACAGGAGCTCCTACTACTCCTGATCAAGCTCCACTACCACTTGATGGTAAAACATTAACTACAATACCTGCAGCAAATATGCCAATTACTCAAGGAGCCGATAATGGAGTTCAATTTTGGATGTATATCAAGGATTGGGATTATCAGTTTGGTAAAAAGAAGAGTATTTTGTTTCGCAAAGATTCTACCAATGCTACCTTCAGAAATCCCGATATTTCACTTCATGAAACTGATAATAGTTTGAACGTAACTGTATCTATTTATCCTGCAAGTTCTGGAGGTGGAGCGTCTAGTTCACCTGCAGCTTCAAATAGTGGTTCTGCTTCAGGAGATTCATATACATGCACGGTTGAAAACGTCCCTCTTCAAACATGGTTTGCAGTCTCTGTAACTGTATTCCAACGTAACTTGGATGTCTACATCAATGGTAAGTTAGTCAAGTCTTGTGTCCTACCCGGAGTTCCTCGTCCAGCAGCAGGCGATATCCTGGTTGGAGCAAATCAAGGTTTCTCTGGATCAGTCTGTAATGTTCACGCATATCCTAAGATGTTAGGTCCAACAGATGCAGCTGCATTCTTTTCACTAGGAACAAACTGCGCAACATTTGCTCAGCCTCCAAGTTTAGAAGATAAGGGATTCAGTATTTTTGGTTATACACTTATCATTAAAGACAAAAAGGGTAAAGTTGTTCAAAGTTCATCTCTCTAAAGCATAATGCGAATTCTTCTTAAATGTCCAACACGTTCTCGACCTGGTCAGTTTATCCGTGTTTTAAATCAATATGTAACATTAGCTAATCGTCCTGATCTCCTTGGAGTATGTGTTTCATGCGATCACGATGATAAAACAATGACAGAAACATCTATTCAGCATCATATTAAAAATATAACTCACCAAGTTTCTTGGTCAGAGATTTACTATGGTAATAGCACCAATAAGATCGAAGCAGTCAATGCAGACATTATGGATGTTCCTTGGAACTGGGATATAGTTATGATTGTCTCAGATGATATGGTTCCTCAAATTAAAGGTTACGATGATATTTTACGATCTCATATGATGGCAAAGTTTGCAGATACTGATGGTATTTTATGGGTAAATGATGGAACCCAAGGTGATAAGTTAAATACAATTTCAATTATGGGACGAAAAATGTATGACTCTTTTGGATACTTATACAATCCTGCCTATAAGAGTCTCTTTTGTGATACAGAATTTACAGATCTATGTAAAGGATCACTAGCCTCTAAATGCACGTATATTCCTTACATGTTGATTCGTCATGAACATCCTGGAACAGGATTTCCACAAAGAAACGATGCACTTTATATGAGAAACAATTCCTATTGGTATCAAGATTTGATGACGTATATTTCTCGTAAAAACTATCAGTACGATTGGAGCATTCTCATTCCTACAATTACTGGACGCGAAACTAAACTATTTTTTCTACTAGAGTCCATTGAAGAACGCAGAAAACGTATTTGTCCATCTCTCAAAATTGAAATTTGCCTTTCATTTGATAATCGCGAAAAGAAGATTGGAACTAAACGTCAAGAGCTTCTCATGGGTGCAAAAGGAAGGTATATGTCCTTCGTTGATGACGATGATTTATTGACTGATGCGTATTTTGAAGATGCACTTGCAACCATTGAAGGAAACTATCATGTATGTCGTCTAAGAGGTCAGATGAATCAATACACATTCACACATGGACTTGAAAATACATTGAATAGACCTATGTTTGAAGACAATGTGTTTTTACGCCCTCCAAATCATCTTAATGTAATGTTATCGGACATTGGAAAGCTTTTTTCATTCAAAGATGCTATTCGTGGAGAGGACTTAGAATGGACTATTAAGTTAGCAAAGTCTAACCTACTTAAAACCCAATATACATCAGACCCATCTAGAATTCATTATATCTACAATCTTGGAAATCGAAAAGTTGATCCAAAAGTAGCTGAAGTTCAAAGCACTAGCACGTATGAATCAATGTTAAAAATGGTATGGTCAGATGGAAACCCTGCAACAACTCAAATAAATAATCAGCCAAGTGCACTTCGTCTAAGTGCGAAAGGGTTTGTTTCTAAGTAAAGGGTAATGGATACCTTTACGATTGTTGCAATCATTGTCGCCGTGATTCTAGTTGGATTGATTCTTTGGCGAGTATTTGGTTCTTTTTCACAATCAACTGACGCTATCGATTTATTAGTTGGTTCTGTTTCAGGAAAGGAGTTGAAAACAGTATCAGGTGATAAGATAGATCGTTCGTTTAATCAAAAAGAAGGTGCTACATTCACCTACACAGGTTGGATTCTCGTAAAGGATTTCACTTACAACTATGGACGAAAACGAGTTATCTTTACAAAAGATGATTGCCCAGGTCTCTATTTGGATACAACCTCTAACTCTCTCTTAGTGGTTATCAAAACATTTGCAGATACTCCTGAAACTATTCTGATTTCAAGCATTCCTGCAAGCAAATGGATTCACTTTGCTCTTGTAGTTGATCAAGATTCAGTCGATGTTTATATTAATGGTGTAGTCAGACAACATCATACACTTCTTCAGCTTCCAAAACAGAATACTAGTGGAATCACAATTGGTTCAACATCTTCAGGAGGTTGGGATGGAGTTCTTGCAGATCTTCAATATACACCTCGATCGTTGTCAGCAGGCGAAGTGGCTGCATTGACGACGAACGTTCCTAAGAATGATTTAACAGTTCCACCTTCAGGACCTCAATACTTTGATTTAACCTGGTATATTGGTCGAACATAAACTTAATTCTTGATAGCTTGTAATGAGTGCAGGAGGTCAAAATAGTAGTAGTTTAACCGGAATTCAATCAATGCGTCTTCGTGATGCTTCAGATATTACAGCACGTGATCGTGTTCAAGGAATGCATCGAATGTTTAGTTCAGTTAATCCTACTGCATTTCGTAATCGTGCTCCAACTGGTTATGACTCATTTCTTCAGTTTCTTCAGGGTCGTAAAGAAGGATGTGCTACTTGCGTAGGATTACCTTATCAACCTCTTACTGGTCTTTCGTTTCGGAATTAGATTTGAGTTTCTTAAGAGCTGATTTAGCTTTCTTTTTAGAAGACGCATCACCTGGGTTATAGGTAAAGAAATACTCTAAAAACTTCTTTGAGTTTCTATCCTTACCAAGATCTTCAAACAACTCGGCTTTATTACGCTTCATTTCAATAAAACTCTCTTGAACTCCAATACATTCTTTTGGAGTCAATAATTCAAATCTTCGTTTAGCTTTAGAATTTGCAATATCTACCAATCGCTGAGCAATACATAAAACACTTGCAACATTCTCTTCTTGTGCCCCTGAATAGAGGTATGCGAAGAAAAACTGAAGCGTTGTAGGAATACTCGCTACACGAACACCATTATCCATTTCATGATAGCTATGACATGCTGTAGTTTCATAGAAACGAAACAATGATTTTGTGCCATCTTCACTTAATACGGATGTTCTTCGTGGTAGAATATCATTCTCTTCATTCACTTCTACTTTTTCACCTTTTGTTAATCGTTCAATCGTTTCGCGTTCTGCTAAAAGACCAATGGGTGTAGTCCAGTTTTTATTCAAGTGAATTTCAGCAGCACTCACACTCAATAAAAC